TCTTGGTTGTTGTAGGCATTGGTAGCCGCAGTAGTATCGGCAATTTCCAACTGACCATAAGCATTAGGATCAGCGGTAGTACCAACCAAAACCTTTCCAGTGATGGTATCATCTGCAAAGGTTTCAGTAACATGAACACCAATGTTTTTCAAACTACCCTTTTTACCACTTGGGCCTTTAAAACTCCAAGCAGTGCCAGTACCGGCAGCGAAATCAGTTTCAACCGTATCTTGGTAGATATAGGCTCTTGGATCACTGTAACTCATAATATGCCTCCTTAAGCCGCGCTGTCCCAGATCACTACACGTGTCTGAGCCGCATCAGTGTGAACAAGGCCGAAGCCTCCCAAATAATACCACGCAATCCCACGATCCCTTCCGAAGTCGCCGGGAATTTTTCCCCGAATTTCTTCAGGAACAGCAATTGCTTCAGCAACAGTATCTTCACCAAAGAACACAGCCCAATCGGATAGTCCGTTAGTCCATGCACTTGATGCAGTACCAATGCCTGCTTTCGCAACGTGAGTCTGCTCAATAAAGCGAACACCTTCATAGCGACCAACTTCTCCATTCATGATCATCTGGAAACCCTGATCAATATACTGCTTGATGCTTTCCAGATCATTTTTAAGAGTGCGATACGTTGAAGGCCATGCAATAGCGTAATAATCATCGCCAGTATAAGCCGGGATATTGCGCTCTTTCATCGTGTCTACGATCAACTTAACATGTTCTTTTCCAAGAGCAATGTTGTTGTTCACAGCACACGCGCCGTTGGTGGTAAGCGTCAAAGCGGTAGTACTCGTTCCTGAGGTCGGAACAACACGGAGTTTAGCCGCGTCGAACTGAGCAGAAGCGAGATTATCAAACGCTTTTTTCGCATCGTTTTTAAGCACCTTACGAACAACTTCACGAACAGGCTGTTCACTCATATCATCCAACTTACCAGTGTAAGGGACAGAGTTACCCGCTTCCGTGATAGTCATCGTACCCTGAGAGATCGTGAAGGAAGTCTCAGGAATAGTGCTAGTCTCCGTCAGGGTAGTACCCTGCGTTGCTACGTCACTAAACACGTTCCAGTGGAAGGTATCGCCGCGATGCAAACCCTGATGGGCGGCATCTTTAATGTCACAGAACTGACGGAACTTGACAATCGGCTGTACCGCCATTCTCAGTTCACGACTGAGGTTAAGCGCATACATATAACCACCGGAGGTGTTGACAGACCATACTTGTCCTGCCATTTTTTTTCTCCTTAGTTATTGATTACATTTGCCCTCTGGCCTGACGCATTTCTTCGATGACTTGTTCTGGGGTTTTAGGCCCACTATCATCTTCAGAAGGTTTGGCAGACTTTCGGGCTGACTTAGGTTGTGGAACAATTTTCTTTTTCCTTTCTGCCCTTTCATTTGGTAAGGGTTGATTGGAAATATTAGAATTTGCCCAATGTCTCGCATATTCAGCCGCCGCATAAATAACTTGTCCCGGTGTCCAAGAAGGATTCTCCTTCATAAGGGTAACCGTTTTATTATCTGCGATAGCACGGAGATCAGGATTCTGAGAAATCTCAGGGTATTCCTGATCGAACCAACCAACTGCATGTTTAACTTCTCTTTCATATTGAAGTTGCTGTGCTTTGGCTTGCTCGGCTTGTCTACGAGCAAAGGCCTGACCAACGGCCTTATTTACAGCCTCGTCTATGTTTGGGGTAGCGTTATTGCGCCCCGTCAAGGTCTGTAACAACTCTGCGGCTTTAGCCGCATCATCTTCATACAACGCTTGATGATACTCTTCTACAGTTTTATTGTAGTCAAAATCATCTTCTTCTGGCTCGTCCTGAATGGATGGAGCAGATTCTTTCTGTTGAAGGCTCTCAGCATACTGCCTTAGTTGAGCCTCCTGTTGAGCAAGTACCCTTTCTTTGTGGGCGGCTTGCTGAAATCTTTGTTGAGAAGCAATATCTTTCTGGTGAGAAGACTTTAGCCCATCAAACGGAACAACAACATCTTGACCGTTTACTTTAACTTGAGTTACCCATTGCCCTTCATGTTTCCATACAGGCGGGGATTCTTCAAGTTCTTCGGTTAACTCCTCTTCATCGTACTGAAGACCTTCTGTACCCTCAACTAATTCGTTGATTACATCAGACTCCCTATCTTGAACTATACGCTCAAGCATCTCTTCGCGGGAACCCTGTACTTTACGATCTACATGTTCTTCTTGTGCTTCTTCTTGTGTATCTTCTACTACTTCTTCTACTACTTCTTCCGCATCCTTTTGGGTAGCGTCCATTTTAACCTCCAAGGTTATTCTTCTTTATACCTTGCTAGTTTACTTGCAGTTTCTCCATCAGCAATAATCGCATCCAACCATTTAAGTACTGTTAGTGGGGTAGCGAGGGCTAAAGTTATTTTACGATAATGTTTAAGTTCTTCTTCAGAAGAACCAGACCACTCCTGAAATGACATTTGTTGCAAATCTACAATGCCTTTTCTATACTCTGACAACGCTCTTTCAAGAATAGCCTTGCCTGTTGGAGTTCTAATAAACTCTTGGGTCTTTTGCCCAATTTGAGTTCTTTCAATAAGTACGTCTACGTTAGGTAGACTTGGATCATAATATTCTGACATTTATCCCTGTGCATATGGCACTTTGTTGTATTTATCTCTTGCCATTGTTCCTGCTTTAGAAACATTGTCCTTATCTACTGGCTCTGATTGCTGAGAAATAATCTGATTAATAAGAGCATCACGCTGTAGCATCAATTCAGCCCTGCGAGTATCCGCATCTTGCTGTTTTATGATTGCTTCATTCTGCTTAATAGCCAAAGAGCCTACGTCTTTTTCCATTGACATCTGTTCTTTTGCTATATCCGTTTGCGCTTTAATTTGAGCGGCTCGTAGTGAAGCCTGCTGTTTTAGTTGCTCAATCTGCAATCGACCCTGCATTTTAACTTGGTCTGTTTCAAGGATAGACTGAAGTTCCTCAATCTGTCCTTGCAGTTCCTGAATTTCTGGATCAGGTTGATCTTCAGCCTGAGTAAGGAACCTAGCACCATCTTTGTAGCCAAGTTGACCAAATATCTCTTTTGCCACTTCATCAATATTAATTCTGGTTTCCATTCCGGGTAACTGGAATACACTGGAAAGACCATAAACAAGGTTTTGTACGCGCTGTATTGGATCAGTAGCGTTCATTCCCACGTTTACTTTCAAAATAACATCGTGCTTTAACAACTCGTCTACTAGTTCATCTTTGCCTTCATAGTTTTCTTGACCAGTTAAAGACATTACTACTTCATCAGTTTCATAGTATTGCTCTAGTCTTAGAAGTTGTTTTAAGCAAGGCTCTACCCAAGATTCTGCCAATGTTCTAAGAACAAACTCAGTGATAATGTTATTGTTACCTTGCAACAAAGACATACCACCAACTGTTTCGTTCATGGTTCCTGAACTTTGAATTGTGGAAGTAGAGAAGTTCCCTTGCAGTTCATCAAAGTCATAGTTGATGCGATCCTGTTCTTGGTATGCAGAGCCAGTAACATCTCTTGTCTCTATTACCCTAACATCCTGATCTGGATCGTCCATCTCAACAGCGCCGCCGGGAACAGACCTAAACAACGCATCTAAATCAATATTTCTGTCTCTACGTATATGGTAACGCTTGTTCATTGCCAACTTAATGTTGTCAAATCGTTGATTCCATATATCGTTAGAAGCCGCTTGCAGTTCCTGAGTAAGTTCTACAGTTCCCGCAGGATATAACCTGTGCGCTTCTATATTCAGTTTACCCATTACATAAGGGCGCTCATTCTCTTTAAGCCAAGGATAAATTTCAGACAGCAATTTTGGCTTGGTAAGCATATAATCTGTTCCGGCGGTAAAGAAGCAATAATCTTCTCCGTCTTTTTTGATTATATTTTTATGTACCCATACTATCTTGAATTCATCTACAGTTTCAAAATCATCCTCTAATGGGTCAGACCTTCCTTCCTCTCTGGTAAGTCTAGTACTATCGTCATCTTCTTTTGCGGCAGATAGTATCTGTCCCATAGTTAGTTTTTTCCACTCTCCCTTGTCCATTTTTTCTAACACATCTTGGACAAACATTGGTATCAAGTGAATCACATAAGGAGAAGACTCAACTGGGTTATACCAATCGGAGGCGGGGTCTATCCTAAAATTTTCTGGCTCTATGATTTCTATTACAGGCTTATCTTTTAATGTTATTGTAACCTCTTCTCTTACAGGGTTACCTTCCATGTCTACTACTTCAGCGCCTGTCTCGTCTACTGAAGAGTAAGTTTCTTGTTTTTCTTCAAAGTCCCAATACTGGTGAGATACTACAGTCCCATAAACTGCCGCATCTTGCATTGCAGTAACCATCGTAGAGAACCAAGGAATAGTATTAGTAAGTCTATACTGCATCATGGATTTTGCTACAGTAGCCGCGCCAATAGCCATTGGATCATTAGGATTAGTAGGGGAAACATCTACAATATCTTCATTAGAGAAGAAAGCAGTAGCCATAGCCGCTTCTAGTTTTCTAACAGTTGATCTTGTTTTCGGCCTAAAAAGAGTAGACCTTTTTTCGTAAGATGAAGAAAGATACTTTGATCCTGAAGGATGCTTGCTATTAAAGTTGGATATATTTTTTTCCCACTGATCCCTAAGATTAGCATCCATGTATTCTGTTGAAGATTCATAGGCCTCTCTTGAAAGATTAAGCCAATCTTTTTCTTCAATAGAACCAGAAGTTGCTACAGAATCTTTTCCTTCCAAAGAAGGTTGTGGATTAATAAGCGACATTAACTAAAGTCTCCGTTTAACTGATTTCTATCATCCATAACTAAATCGCTGTAACGATCCTGATTAAACTCTCCTCGTTTTTGATTGTATCTTTCAAGAATCTCGCCGCCTGCTCTCATAACAGTTTTATAGTCATTATCTATTTTGTCGGCGTGAATGACAAATCCCCAGTTTCCAGACAATCTCATAGACTTTACAGTAACTACTCCATCCATAACATGGACACCCCAAAGCCAACCGGGATATTTTTGATCCAAAACTTCAGCAACATTTTTTGCAAGCATCTGATCTTTTAGTTCGTATAGTTGAGACTTTTCGATGTCCATTACTTTTTCCTTGGCTTGTAAAAAGTTCTTTTTCCGTCATTAAATATATACGTAGCAACTGGCCTTGTATATATAGTAGGGTCTTTGCTTTCAACTAAAGCAATCCACGGAATCTTTTTTTCTCTTTTTATATTATCCATACTGTTGGTTTCCATGTTGGGTCTTTTCTTACTACCACTAAATCATGGCCTGTAATAGTGAATATCCCTGTCTCTGGGTCATATGAATGGGTTTGCCCAACTGTTGGAGCCATACCGTAACTGCTCCAAGTTCCAGAAACTGCCGACCAAGTTGCAGAAATATCTGACCATTTTGAAATGTCAAATGTAAGAGTGCCTTGCGGTACGGTTGTAAATACTCCTTTAGCAAATATAGGAGTCTGTCCATTAATTGTTAAAGTTCCTGCTCCAATACTTGGCGCAAAACTAAACTTAAAGTCTGGGGAATGTCCTCCTAAACTAATAGTAACTTCTTGTGGGTAAAATAAATAGTTGCCTACTTCAGAAGGAGCGTACCCATTTAGTGCTAAAGTATTTGCAGAAGGATAAAGTAAATGATCATCCCATTTGTAAGTAGCCGCGCTCCAATTATCCGTATTGGATGACCATGAATCCCACGGATTAGGCATTAGATATACCTAACGTGATACTTGTCCACTTCTGCGTCAGGTGCTTCGGGCCAACCCCAATAAGTTTTGTCCACAGTCCTGTCATGCGTTTCAGTTTCCGGGCCGATGGTTTCCACACCTTCATCATCGTATGTGGAGACTTTGCGCTCTTCCTGTACCTCATGGTTCTGGAAGTTTTTTATTGCATCCAGAGAGGCAAAGGCTTCAATTCCCGCCTCCAACGCATTACCGTGTCGCCTGACTTCTGAGCGGTAGGTTTTCCACTCATCCGACATCGCAGTTCCACCGTCAGCCTCGCGGATCACTCTCCAATCTGAGGATGAGAGTAGTGAGCCGACATTGGCTTTGACCTTTGCGATCAGGTCTGCCTTGAGGTCATCGACATTCTTTTCCGTCGTGTCGTAGGAGATCACCCACTCGCCGTCAGTGAAGGTGTAGGACTCTGCGCCAGTGTTGTAGTACCGGGAGTCAGGAGTCTCTACACGCGCAGGAGCAATGCCTATAGCCAGTAGTTCCGGCTTCGACCATGCTCTGAAAATGTTAGATGGGTGCTGGATGCCGTTCAC